GGTATGAACGCACACAAAGCCGTTGATTACATCATTGAACATCGGGTTAAATTTGCCCAAGCCAAGGCCGACAGGGTTTACTTGGAGGAATTCCGAAAGAGCAAAAAAGCCTTGTTGATGAAAGATGCCCTGGCTAATGGGATCGAGGCGGTAAATGCCCAAGAGCGTGAGGCATACAGTCATCCTGAATATCAACAGCTGCTGAAAGACCTTCAGACGGCTATTGAGGTCGAGGAAGATATTAAATGGATGATGGAGGCCGCCAGAATGAGGGTTGACATTTGGCGCACAGAGGAAGCAACCGCACGGGCCGAGGGGAGGGCCACAGAATGACTGACGAACAACTGATTGAATTTAAAAATCTGTCCATGCAAGACGGCAAACTGAATCTAAGTTGGTTTGCTGACTATGTAGCGCAAGCTGAACGTGAGGCTTGTGCAAAGTTGGTGGCTGATTGGGACAAGATCAATTGGAACATTTGGGATTGCGCCGCCGCCATCAGAGCAAGGGGACAAGCATGACATTCAACGATTGGTGGCAAACACTGACTCCAGCAGAACACAAGACCATAGGCAAAAACAACGCTAGGTTTGTGTGGAGAATGGCACATCAAATATGTGCAAAGCTGTGTGTGAATGAGGTAGTAGGCTCAGAAGCACTTGCAGCATTCAAGATTCAATTAGCAAAAAAAATGAGAGAGAGGGGAGACACATGACTCAAGGAGAAGAACACATGAAACAAATGGAGCAAAAATGATCGGGGTTTTAAAGCAAACACTCGCAGAACTGGAAGAACTGTGCGAGGCATTCAAAATCATGGGCGCTTATCTGCCCGATGAGATGGACACGGCCTTGGAGTCGCTCAAACGAGCAATTGCCCACCTTGAGGCGTTGCAATAACACTTTATGTTGTATCCAAAGCGTGTTTACATCCGCAACACCAGGCTGCTGAAGCTGGTGACGAGCCTGGACTGCCAGAATTGTGGGTCGGGGCACATGGTTCAGGCCAGCCACACAAATTGGGGCGGTGGCAAGGGTCGAGGCATCAAGGCTGACGACAACATGGTGGCGGCACTTTGTCTGAGCTGCCATTATGAAATTGATCAGGGGAAAACCCTAACAAGGGAAGAACGCATGGATTTGTGGACTAGGGCGCACAAAAAGACGGTTCAGGCATTGCTTGACCAGAACCTTTGGCCTGATAATGTGCCCGTACCGCAGTTGTCTTGAGGGGTTTCGCGCCCCTCTTTTTTTGGGTAATATAGACCTATGAACGATGAAGTATCAGAATTTGTGTCTGCGTTGCTGCATTCCAGCACCGTGACCCATTTCATGCACTGGTCAACCAATTCATACTCTCATCACATAGCCCTTGGCGAATATTACGACCAGGTCATTGAGTTAACCGATCAATTTGCCGAAGCCTACATGGGCAAATACGAGCAACTAAAGAAATTCCCTAAAGACTTCCATACGAGCGACAAGCCCTTGGAATACCTTGAGGGCATGAAATCCTTTGTGGAGGAGGCTCGCGGGTCTTTGCCACAGGATACCGAGCTGCAAAACCTCATAGACGAGATTGCAGACCTCATCAACAGCACGATCTTTAAGATCAAATTTTTGGAGTGAAAGCCATGACTTCTAAACATCACAAGGCAGCGCATCACCACATGCAAAAGGCCATGCACCACATGCACCAAGCTCACAAGCACCACAGTGCTGGTGGCCATGAAATCATGCAACATGAGGACGGCCCGACCTATGGGACGCACGCTGAGATGAAGGGCGACCCTGGTGCAGCAGACCGCGCTGGCAGCCGTCACAACGTCTACAAGGGCATGGTTCCGAGTGGCGAATCCGAGATGGGTGACAAGCACAAATTCGATGGTGGCAAGCACGCCTCTGGCCACCAGTATGTCCACGACCGCAGCCACTACAAGGGCTGATAAAGGCGACAGCCCCAAAATGGGAGACGCACCTTGGGGCTGTCTGACCACTGAAAGGAGATTTTTCAATGGCTGAGCAACAGTTTACTTGTAAATCATGTTTGCACTGGCAAGACCAAAACATTATTGGGTTATGCAGACGCTACCCCAATCATGCAAACAAGCACCATTCGGATTGGTGCGGGGAACACACGATCAAGCGGGTTTTGGTGGAATTGCCTGTTTTGGAAGAACCGCCCAAACCCAAGCGCAAATACACACGGAGGCAAAATGTTGAAACCTCTGCGTGACAAGATTATTGTGAAGCCCGAACAAAGGTTCACATCCAATTTGCTAGATTTGAGTCAGGTTCAGGGTGCTGACACAGTTGGATATGTGGTGGCGTGTGGCCCAGAGGCCGAGGCTGAAGGGCTGAATGTGGGCGACAAAGTGCATTTTGGCACTGTGGCCAGGGATGCCAGCAACGAATATTTGAAGTTTGAGCCGATTGACATTGATGGCCAACGCCACTTAAAAATGAGCTGGCAAGATGTTGCATTTGTGGAGGAAGCATGAAACCAGGTCTGTATGCAAACATTCATGCCAAGCAGCAGCGCATTAAACAGGAAAAAGCCGAGGGAAAACCTGTGGAAAAGATGCGTAAACCTGGCTCAAAGGGTGCGCCCACTGCCCAAGCATTTAAGGACGCTGCCAAAACAGCGAAAAAGAAATGAAAAAGCACGACAAGCCGATTGCCCACACGACTACGGGAAAGGGCAAAAATTATCGCCCGACCAGCGAGGGTGCTGGGATGACGGCAAAAGGTCGTGAAGAATACAACCGAAAGAACAAAAGCCATTTGCAAGCACCAGCTCCGCACCCAAAGTCGGAAAAGGATGCAGCGCGAAAGGCCAGTTTCTGTGCCCGAATGGGCGCAGTAGCCCGTGATGCCAAAGATGGCGAACGAGCGAAAGCCGCCCTGAAAAGATGGGCCTGTTAATAAACTCAACTAAAGGACTGTCAAAATGAGCAATTCAATCGCAATCGGGGTCGCCTACGCTGACCAAAACATTGCCAATGCTGGTGTGTTGCAAGCCAACATCAACACTGGCTTTATCGGGTACAACACGGGAAGCCCTAATCTGGCCATTCCCAGCGTGACCCAGCAAACCAGCAAATCCACGGGCGTAACCCTGAACGCTGCTGCTGGAAAGATCGTGCTGAACAACGCAGCCTTGGCCGCTGCCGCCAGTGTTCAATTTACCCTGACCAACAACCAAATCGGTGTAAATGACTTGGTGTTTCTGACTTTGGCTGGTGGTTTTGCCACTGCTGGCAGTTATAGCCACCGCGTGCTGGATGTGTCGGCTGGTTCATGCACAATTCAAGTGACCAACTTGTCGGCTGGCAGCTTGTCTGAAGCCTTAGTGTTTAACTTCGCAACCCTGCAATTGAGTGCCGCATGATTGACCAACTCGAAAACCGCATCAAGGAGCTGCAAAACGCTGCCAAGCAGCACGAGCTGGCCTTGATTCAGATTTCTGGCGCGATCCAGGAACTCACCAACTTAGTTAGCCAAATGAAAGGGGCACAAAATGCCACTGAAGCACGGGACGAGCGACAAGACGCGCCAGCAGAACATCAGGCGTGAGATTGAGGCTGGCAAGCCCATCAAGCAAGCCGTGGCCATCGGTTATGCCGAGCAGCGCCATGCAATCGCTGAAAAGGGCGCGCATAGTAAGCACTCACATCACAGCGCAACCCATCACATAGCCGAGAGGCATCACAGCAAACACGGCAAATGCTAATTCAGGAAAAAACAGTTGCAGAGCTTATTCCTTATGTAAACAACAGCCGCACCCACTCTGACGAACAGGTGGCACAAATAGCGGCAAGCATTAAGGAATTTGGCTGGACTAACCCGATACTGATAGACGAGCAAAACAGCATCATTGCGGGTCATGGGCGGCTCATGGCGGCCCGCAAGCTGGGCATGGATAAGATTCCTTGCATCGAGGTAAAGAATCTTACTGAGGCCCAAAAGAAAGCCCTGATCATTGCTGACAACAAACTGGCGCTCAACGCTGGCTGGAACAATGATCTGCTCAAACTAGAGCTGGAAAACCTCCAAGAATTAGGCTTTGACCTGGATATTTTGGGGTTTGACCCTGACGAACTGAACGCCCTGCTTGAGCCTGAACAGATCGAAGGGCTGACTGACGAGGATGCTGCCCCGCCAGTTCCTGATGAGCCAAAGACCAAGCCTGGGGACATATATCAGCTTGGTAAGCACAGATTGATGTGTGGAGATAGCACCAGCATTGACGCTGTTGAAATGTTATTAAATGGTGATAAAGTTGATTTCATGTTTACATCACCACCTTATAACGCTGGCAAATCAGAGGCATTGTCTGGGAATACACATACGACAGACAACAAGTATGCGACCTATCGAGATGACAAAAAACAAGACGATTACTTAGATTTTTTGTGTGGTTTTACAAATGCTTGGATGTGGTCTACAAAATGCATGGCCGTAAATATTCAACAATTAGCGGGCAATAAAATTGCATTCCTCGAGTATTTATACAAATACAAAGATCATTTTGTAGATATGGCCATTTGGAATAAAGGTCATGCCGCACCAGCAATGGCTGAAAATGTGATGAATTCTTGTTTTGAATACATCATCTTTCTTGCACAAACAGAAAACCCATCTCGAGCAATTCCAGGGGCAAAATTTAGAGGAAATGTCAAAAATGTGTATGAAGGCAAACCTAATAGAAACAATGAATTTTCATCTGTTCATGCCGCAACATTTCCAATAGATTTCCCTGAGTGGGCAATCACTAACTTTACAAACAAAAAAGCAATTGTTGCGGATTGTTTTGGAGGAACAGGAACAACATTGATTGCTTGTGAAAAACATCACAGACACGCAAGATTGATGGAACTCGACCCAAAATACTGCGATGTTATTGTTAAGCGTTGGGAAGACTTTACAGGCAAAAAAGCCGTATTGTTGACAGAAATAACCGAAATTGCATAAGATTTGGTCAAATTCCCCTTTATAAAATGAATCACACGCATGAACCAACCGATGAGCAGCGCCGACTGGTCGAAAGCACCAGCGGTTTGGGCTTACCGCATGAGAGCATTGCAGCCCTGGTGGGCATTGATGACAAAACCCTGCGTAAGCATTACCGCAAAGAACTGGACGAAGGCAAGGCAAAAGCCAACAGCCAAATAGCCAAAACGCTGTATTCTAAGGCCCTGGCTGGCGATACGACTGCCCTGATCTGGTGGACAAAAAGCCAGATGCGCTGGTCGGAGACTATTAAGCAAGAACTGACGGGTGCTGATGGTGCGCCCCTTGAGGGCATCCAGGTCAGCTTTGTAAAGCCCAATGACTGACTTATCCACAGCCATTGCCAAGGCTGAGTTTCCAGCCAAGGCGCAGGTTTTATTCCAACCCACCAGCAGCCGTTATCGGGTCATGTATGGCGGCCGAGGCGGTGCAAAGAGCTGGGCAGCGGCCAGGGCGTTATTGATCAAAGCAGCCCAAAAGCCTTTGCGTATTTTGTGCGCCCGTGAGTTTCAGACGAGTATTCGGGATTCTGTTCACAAACTTTTGTGTGACCAGATCATTGCCCTCGGTCTGTCGAGCTTTTACCAAATCACCCAGGCTGAAATCCGAGGCATCAATGGGTCTGAATTTGCTTTTGTCGGCCTAAAAAATAATGTCGGAAACGTAAAAAGTTTTGAGGGCATAGACGTGTGTTGGGTAGAGGAGGCCCAGCGAGTTTCCCGCAACAGCTGGAATACATTGATTCCGACCATCCGAAAAGAAGGGTCTGAGATTTGGATCACTTTTAACCCAGAGCTGGAGACAGATGAGACTTACCAGCGGTTTGTGGTTTTACCGCCCAAAAATGCCGTGGTTCAAAAGATCAACTGGTCTGATAACCCGTGGTTTCCTAACAGCTTGAAAGAGGAAAAAGACGCACTTAAAGCCCGTGACCTTCAATCCTACAACCAAGTCTGGGAAGGGATGTGCCGCCAAACTGTCGATGGGGCAATATTTGCCGCTGAGATGCAAAAGGCTGAAGGCGATGGGCGCATCACCCGTGTGCCCTACGATCCTGTCAAACCCGTCCATGCGGTCTGGGATTTGGGCTGGTCAGATCAGACGGCCATTTGGTTCGTTCAGTTCATAGGCATGGAAACCAGGCTGATCAATTATGTCGAGGACAGCCAAAAGACAGTCAATTTTTACCTAGGGGAACTTCAAAAGAAGGGGTACATTTATGACACTCTTTGGCTACCGCACGATGCAGAAAACAAAACACTCGCAGCTGGCGGAAGATCGATTGAGGAAATCGTCAGAAACGCAGGGTTCAAGACCAAAGTGCTGCCTAAGGTTCCAGTTGTGGACTCAATCAACGCAGCCCGCACGATGTTCGGGAATATGTGGTTTGACAGGGAAAACTGTGCCGATGGACTGACTTGCCTCAGACACTATCGCTACGATGTCGATCCTGATACGGGCATGTTCAGTAGAAACCCTAGGCATGACCAATACAGCCACGGGGCAGATGCGTTCAGATACATTGCCATGATGGTCAGAGAACCCGCTAAAGCCCGTCCCAAACAGGCTATTGCAATGGCTGGCTCATGGTTGGCATAATATAGAAAAGGGCTTATATGGCAACAGTAAAAGCGACCGATGGTAAACGAGGCCGAGAACATGAATCGGTCTGAAGCCCTCAACGACATTAAATTTGCAGCTGGTGAGCAATGGCCAGTTGAGATTCAAAACTCCCGCAACCTTGAGGCACGACCTTGCCTGACCATCAACAAGATTGATGCGTATGTGCGCCAGGTCACCAACCAGCAGCGGATGAACCGCCCACGCATCAAGGTGCACCCTGTCAACAACGAAGCTGATGTAAAGATTGCCCAAGTCATTGAGGGCATCACTCGGCACATTGAAGTCAACTCCAACGCTGACACGGCCTACGACACGGCATTTGATTATGCGGTGCGGATGGGCTGGGGATTCTGGCGCGTGAACACCCGTTATGTGCGGGAAGATTCATTCGACCAAGAGATTTACATCGATGCGATTGACAACCCGTTTACAGTGTATTTTGACCCCAATTCGGTGTTGCCTGATGGATCGGACGCTGAACGGGTGTTGATCACCACGGTGGTGGACAAGCGCAGATTCCATGAGGAATATCCTGGCGCAAATGATGGGGCAGACTTCACGCAGCGCAGCACTGGCGACTCAACTGCAAGCTGGGTGACCAAAGAGGATATTCGGATTGCCGAGTATTTCTACATTAAGCGGGTCAAAGCCAAGCTGTATCAGTTGAGCAATGGCCAATCCATGTTTGCCGACAGCAAGGACTTCTTTGAGCGTGTTGAGGCATCAGGCTTGACGGTGTTGAACGAGCGTGAAAGCTATCGCAAACAGGTTCATTGGTGCAAGATGACCGCAATGGAAGTCTTGGACGAGCGCATTCTGCCTAACCGCTGGATTCCAATTGTCCCCATGTATGGGGCTACGGTGACCATTGACGATAAACGCAAGCATTATGGCCTAGTGAGATTCGCCAAAGACCCGCAGCGGATGTACAACTTCTGGCGCACCAGTATGACCGAATCGGTGGCTCTTGCGCCCAAGGCCAAATGGCTGCTTGCCGAAGGTCAGGACGAGGGCCACGAACAAGAATGGGCGTTGGCCAACCAGAAAAGCTACCCGATTCTGCGCTACAAACAAAAGGACATTGAGGGCAATCCCGCCCCAGTGCCGACCCGACTCCAGCCCGAACCGCCCCCGCTTGGAATTATGGAATCGGCTGCTGCCATCAGTGCAGACTTGCAGATGGTCATTGGCATCATTGACCCCAACCAGCTGCCCAGCGGGAATATTTCTGGCAAAGCCCTGATGGGTCAGCAAAACCAGGTTGATCTGTCAAACTTCCATTTTTACGACAATTTGGCCAGGTCGATCAGGCACACGGGCAAGATCATTTTGGACTTGATCCCGAAGATTTACGACACCCAGCGAGTTGTCCGCATCATTGGGGCTGATGGCGCACCTGACATGGTGACCCTGAACCAACCCGTTCAGACCGCTGAAGGCATTTCCAAGGTGCTCAATGACGTGACCGTGGGCGAATACGATGTGGTGATGGACACAGGCCCAGCCAACCAGACCAAGCGCCAGATGGCGGTTGAGGCCATGATGCCGCTGATGGCCAAAGAGGAAATCTTCCAAGCCGCTGGTGACTTGTTCTTCAGGAACATGGACTTCCCTGGCGCAGATGTGATTGCCGACCGTTTGGCCGCCATGAACCCGCTGGCCCAAATTGATGAAAAGTCTGATGTGCCGCCCCAGGTGCAAATGCAGCTTGCCCAACAACAGCAAGTTATCCAGCAAATGCAGCAACAGATGCAAGCTATGGGGCTGGATATCAAATACAAGCAGGGTGTTGAGCAGCTCAAGCAACAGGGTGAAACCACCCGCGAGCTTATGCGTCAGACCGCCAAAGCCCACAATACCGAAACAATGGCAGAAGTTAAGGTCAACGACCAAAATACCCGCGCCATCACTAGCCAAAACAAGGTCGAAATTGAAGCCATCATGGAGTTGCTGCTGCATCACATGGACACGGCAAGGCTGGAAAAAGAGATTCAAGCTCGAAATGCTGAACAGTATGCGTTTGCGTCAAAGGCTCAATCCGATATTCGTATGGGGGCGAACCCATTGACACAGCAATGAATGTGAGTGAATAATCACTCAAACCTTACCCATGAGGTTCATGGGGTAAATTCTTAGGGAAACCTATGTCTGAGGTGCAAGAGCGTCCAACCACCACGGTGGTGACCAATGAAACAATGGCCGATTTTGTGGCTGAAAAACTGGGCTTGAACAAAGCGCCCGCTGAGGCAGTGGTTGAGCAAACTCCCACTGAGCCAGAGGCAGCGGTTCAAGCAGAAGAATCAGTAGCGACTGAAGCCGAACCAGCAGAGGAACAGGAGCGCAAGCCAAACCCAAAAATTGAGCGTAGATTCTCTGAAATCACCAAGCAACGTGAGGCCGCACGGCAAGAAGCCGAGCGTGAGCGACAAGCTAGGATTGATTTAGAGAACAAACTGAAGGAAATGGAAGCCAAGTTAAATCCTGCACCACAGGAAAAGACAGAAGCTGATCCAAAACCGAAACCTGAACAGTTTTCCGACATGTACGAGTACGCAGAAGCTCTAGCCGAGTGGACTGCGGACAAGAAGATCAAGGAAGAAAAGGCAAAAGAAGCTGCCCAAAAAGTCGAGCAAGAACGCGCCAAAACTATGGAAACATGGGCAAACCGCGTGCAAGACTTTAGGGACAAAACGCCTGATTTTGATGACCTGGTTGGGTCTGCTGACGTTGTTGTAAGCAACGAAGTGCGTGACGCAATCTTTGAATCAGATGTTGGGCCACAGATTCTTTACCATCTGGCTGAAAACCCAGATGTTGCCAAGAAACTGCAAGGGATGACGGCCATCGGTGCGCTGCGAATGA